ATCCACTTGTCCGAGATTTACTTTGCTGAGAACTATGCGGGTGTTGTGGATAAGGTCAATCGCAAGTTTGAGCTGACCGCACGACAAGCTATGCAGCGATTTGGGTATGACGCATTACCTGAGAAGATGAAGAACTGCTTGGAGAAGTCACCAGAGCAAACATTTGAGTTTATCCATTGCGTGAAACCAAACGAAGATATTAAGCGCAGTCGCAGGGACTACAGAGGGATGCCTTTTAGCTCATACTATCTTGCTCTCGAAGGTAGACAGATGATGAGCGAGAACGGGTATCAGTCATTCCCGTATGCAGTCAGTCGCTATGTGACAGCACCAAAAGAGATTTATGGTCGCTCACCTGCAATGACGGTGCTACCAGACATCAAGATGATTAACGAAATGAGCAAGACGGTGATTCGTGCAGCTCACAAGATTGTTGATCCACCATTGCTGTTGCAAGAGGATGGAGTGTTGCAAGCGTTTAACACTCGCCCTGGCGCATTGAACTACGGTGGTGTAGACGATCAAGGTCGACAAGTCGTGCAACCATTGCAGACTGGTGCTCGTGTAGACATCGGTATGGAAATGATGGAGCAGCGTCGTAAGGTTATTAACGATGCGTTCCTGATTACTCTGTTCCAGATTCTTGTCGATGCACCGAACATGACAGCAACAGAAGCAATGCTGCGAGCACAAGAGAAGGGTGCGCTGCTTGCACCTACGATGGGTAGACAGCAATCTGAGATGCTTGGCCCGATGATCGAGCGTGAGCTTGACATCTTAGCTCGTGCTGGTGTGCTCCCACAGATGCCTGAAGCGATGATTGAGCGTGGTGGTGAGATTGAGATTGAGTACGTCTCTCCATTGAACCGAGCACAACGAGCTGAGGAAGGTGTCGCTATCTTGCGTACACTTGAGTCGATCATCCCATTAGCGCAGTACGATCCTAGCGTGTTGATGGTGTTCGACCCTGAGATGATTGCTCGTGAGCTGTCAGAGATCAACGGAGTCCCAGCTAAGATTCTGCGTAGTCGTGAGCAGATTGAAAGCATGAAGATGCAGCAAGCTGAACAAGCTCAAGCTGAACAATTACTCCAAGCTGCACCTGTCGTAGCTAACTCCGCTAAGACTTTGGCAGAGACTGCTGCACTTTCTGGTCAACAACCTGCTGCGTTACCAATTTAATGGAAAGACTCCTAGCTAAGATCAGGAAACGTCGATATGCGTACCGTCGACTGTTTCTTGGTGACAATGGATTGAACGGTGACGGTCAGACAGTCCTTGCTGACCTTGCTAAGTTTTGTCGTGCTAACGCTAGTACAGCGGTAGTATCACCTATTTCAAGGTCAGTCGATCCGATTGCTACAGCGATGGCTGAAGGTAGACGGGAAGTCTGGCTGCGAATAATGGCCCACCTCCACCTGGAGGATCGGGCAGTCATTAACCTAGAGGAAAAAGAGGAATAATATGGATCAAGGTACAGGGTCAGCACCCGCTGGCAACCCTGCAGGCACAGCGCCCGCAGGCGAAGGCGCTCAAGCCAATGGTCAACAGCAATCTTGGTACGGGGGCTACGCAGAGGACATAAGAGGGTTTGTAGAAAACAAGGGCTGGAAAGATCCGGGTGACGCAATTACCGGGTATATCAATCTGGAAAAATTCCTGGGTGCTGATAAGGCTGGCCGGGGTCTGGTGCTGCCAAAGGATGACGCAGCCGCTGATGAGTGGGGCCAGGTCTATGACCGGCTAGGCAGGCCAAAAAGCCCGGATGAATACAAATTGCCCGTGCCTGATGGCGATACTGGCGAGTTTGCCAAGATGGCTGCAGGCGAATTCCACAAGTTGGGCCTTAATGCCAAGCAGGCCCAGGGTCTGGCTGAGTGGTGGAATGCCCAGCAGCAGATGATGGCAAGCAGCCAGCAAGAGGAAATTGCTGTCAACGCAGAGGCAGAATTGATGACATTGCGCCAGGAATGGGGCAAGGATTATGACCTGAACATCGAGGCTGGCCGCCGCGCTGCCCGGCAGTTTGGGGTAGAGCAGGACATGCTGGAAAAGATGGAAGGCGCACTAGGCACTAAGCAGATGCTGCAATTCTTTGCCAAGATTGGCCGTGGCATGGGCGAGGATTCGTTTGTCGATGGCGCTGGGGCTGGCCGGTTTGGCATGTCACCAGAGGCTGCCCGTGTCCGCATTGGTCAGTTGAAAAACGATCCGGGCTGGACTGCTAAGTACCTGGGCGGCGATGCTGATGCCAGGGCTGAAATGGAGCGCCTAATGCGTGCTGGGTATCCAGGATGATGGATATTGCACAAATTAGGCTAGAGTGTTTAAAATTAGCGCATCGGTCTGATCTACCGCCCAATGAGGTGGTAGGTCGGGCGGTACTGTACGAGCAATATGTCGTGCAGCGGGAGCAAGTAATACCAGAGAACCGCACTCCCAAGCGGCCTGGTGGGCAGGCGGGAAAGACCGCCGAGCGTTAAACCGGCTTTAATGGTTAGAACGGCCCCAGAATTTTGGACAAGCCTTTTGCAAATGGTTGTTTTTTCTTTTAACTTTTTGTGGAGGACTTGAATCATGTCATTCAATGTCACTACGCACTTTGTCCAACAATATACGACAAATGTGCAATTGTTGTTGCAGCAAAAGGGTTCCAAGTTGCGCGGCACGGTAAGCACCGGATCTTATTCTGGTAAGGCTGCCAAGGCTGTCGAGCAGGTTGGAGCAGTCAACGCGCAAAAGCGCACGCAGCGTCACGGTGATACACCGCTGATTTCTACTCCCTCGGATGCCCGCTGGATTTATCCCGTGGACTATGAGTGGGCTGATCTCATCGATGACCAGGATAAACTGCGTATGCTGATCGATCCCCAATCGTCCTATGCTCAGAACGGCGCTTATGCGCTTGGCCGTGCAATGGATGACGAGATCATCAGCGCTTTCTTTGGCACAGCCAAGACCGGCGAGAATGGTTCAACCAGCACATCATTTGCTACAGGTACTCAGCAAATTGCCGTGGCTACTGGTTCAACCGGCGCAACCGGCCTGAACATTGCCAAATTGCGCGAAGCCAAAAAGATCCTTATGGAAAACGAAGTGGATATTGACAATGAGCAGTTGTTCTGCGTCATTACCGCCGAGCAGCATGATGATCTGTTAAACGAAGCACAGGCTATCTCCCTTGATTACAACACCCGTCCGGTGCTTGTAGATGGGCGCATCACAGCGTTCATGGGATTTAACTTTGTGCATTGTGAGCGCCTTGGTGTAGACGCATCTTCATATCGCCGTGTTCCGGTGTATGCGAAGAGCGGCGTGCATCTTGGTATGTGGAACGACATCAACACTCAGATCTCTGAGCGTGCAGACAAGGGTTACTCGACACAGGTTTACTGTAAGGGTACTTTTGGCGCTACTCGCACCGAAGAGAAAAAAGTCGTTGAAATTCTTTGCCAAGAGTAAGGGAGATAAATCATGGCTAACACTTATGCTAACGAAGTATCTACCCTCTATGACACCCCCGCTGGCTTTGCTAATGGTGGTGTAGTTGGTGGCCGTATCCGCCGTTTTCGTGCATCTTTTACCCTGAATTCTCAGGCATCTGGTGACACGATTACCCTGGCTAAGATTCCGGCTGGCTATGCATTTGCGTATGGAGTTATCAACGCATCTGCTACGCTAGGCGCATCTGCCACGGTGGCAATTGGTACTGCTGCAAGTTCTGGCAAATATCGTGCTGCTGCGGTCTTTACGGCTGCTGCTCCCACGCTGTTTGGTGTCTCGACTGCTGCTGATGATGATGCATTAACTGCCGAAGAAACCGTAATTCTTACGGTTGGCACGGCTGCTTTGCCCTCATCTGGAACGGCTGTTGTTGACCTTTACTTCAGCGCACCTTAATTGGTAAGACGGGGGGCGAAAGCCCCCTGTCGTTATTAGGAGAACATTATGGCATCACGCTATTACGCATTAGACATCGGTGACAACATGACCGAAGTTGCGGAAGGATCGTCTAGTCAATCTAAGACTGTTGAGATTGCTATTGATCTGGCCGATAACGCCAATCGCAATCAGGTTCTGGAGTGCATCGAGAACATTAAGAATTACATCCTGCAAGACGCTTGGCCTCCGGCATAAGGGGTAAGCAATGGCATCGCAGGTTGAGATTGCCAACAGGGCGCTGACCAAGTTGGGCGCTGCCCGCATCATCTCTTTTGATGATGACAATAAGCAGGCCCGCGCAGTTAAGTCTATGTTTGAGATTGTGCGTGACGCAGAGTTGCGGGCGCACTTATGGTCATTTTCTGTCAAGCGCGTAAGCCTGGCTGCCTTGTCAACCACACCGACATGGGGGTTTGATTATGAGTACCAATTACCTAGCGATTATCTCCGCCTGGTTCAGGTCAATGATGTCTACCCTGGCCCAAGTCTGGACGATTACCGTAATGCCAGCGTTGCAGAATATGTGGTCGAAAGTCGCAAGATTCTTACGAATCTCACCGCGCCGTTAAATATCCGTTATATGGCCCGCATTGAGGACACTACTCAATGGGACGCAACATTTGTAGAAGCAATTGCCTCGCGCTTGGCGTTTGAAATGTGCGAGGATTTGACGCAATCTAATACTAAAAAAGATTCTGCCAGGCAGGATTACCGCGAGGCATTGATTGCTGCGATCCGATCTGATGGCATCGAGCAGCCGCCACAGGATCTGCCTGATGATGGTTGGGTACTGTCAAGATTATGACCGCCGTATATGTCGAGCGCGAATCAGATCAGACCGTTGCCAGGTTCGTTGCCCTAACCGCAAAGGACACGAATGACGCACAGCGCGTGGTTGGGTCTGATTACGGTTTGCCAATCCTGGACATCAACCATCTGCGGATGCATGAAGGCCGGGCTTTTAATGCATACAAGTATTACCCGCCAAGCGCTGGATTGGCCGCTGGTGCAAGTCTCAATATGGTGTTCACAACAAATGTCGGAACAAGCGCTCATGTCACTATCCAGACATCTTGTAGCCAGGACTGCGAGATCGCCTGGTTTGAGGGTGCGTCCGCATCTGGTGGGACAATCTTTACACCCATCAATCGCAACAGAGAATCAACCAGGATCAGCCAGGCGGGCATTTTAGTTAATCCTACCGTGACCGTGACAGGCACGGAGTTTCACCGGGAATACATTTCTGCTGGCGATTCTAAAAAGGCTGCCGGATCTGGGGCATTTTCTTTTGAATACATATTTCAAGATAATGTGTCGTATCTGATCCGCATGACCAATGTTGGAAATGGATCGGCTACCGCATATCTTTCATTGGATTGGTACGAATAATGCCCAAAGCCAGCCCGATACAGTATTCATTTAACACCGGGGAGTTGTCACCTACCCTGGAAGGCCGCACGGATCTTAACAAGTATTCAAGTGGCTGCCGCACGCTAGAGAACTTTATACCGATGGTGCAAGGCCCGGCACGCCGCCGGTCTGGTACTTATTTTGTCGAGGAAGTCAAAAATTCTGCCAATAGATCCTGGCTGCTGCGCTTTGAGTTTTCCGAAAGCCAGGCGTACATCCTAGAGTTTGGTGACCAATACATTCGGTTTTACACCAATTATGGGCAGGTGCAGACCGGATCGGTTACGGCCTGGCTGACCAGCACGGCCTATGCGGTTGGTGACCTAAGATCCAATGGCGGGACAAATTACTATTGCAAGGTGGCCCACACTTCTGGGACATTTTCTACAGACCTGGCTGCTGGCAAGTGGCACACATTAACCGGGACAACATACGAGATTCCTAGCCCGTACACGGCTGCGGATCTGACTAACAGCAATAACACGCTGAAATTGCGGACGGTTCAATCTGCCGATGTTATCTACATTGTGCATCCGTCCTATGCGCCAAAAAAACTGTCCAGGTATTCGGCCACCCGCTGGATTCTTGAGGACATCAATTTTTTGGGCGGCCCGTTTGAGG